CTTCATTACTGCTAAAGCTCAAAGTTGGAACCACCCTGAAATAGAAATTGTGGGAAATTTAGCTAAAATGAAGGAAGCAATTACAAATAGTACTTTATTAGGATGTGATACAGAAAATAATAGCATTAATCCTATAAATGCTACACCATTATTGTTTCAAATTTCTGACGGTAAAGACAGTTTTGTTGTAGATATTACAACAATAGGTACTGAATTTTTAAAAGATATTAATTTTACAGGTAAAAAACTAATTTTTCATAACGCACAATATGATTGGAAGATTTTAAATCAGCAATATGGAGTATCTTTAGATATTGATAATATTATAGATACTATGATACATGAACAAATTCTAGGAAGAGGTAGTGGACGATCTGCATCTTTAGAAGAAACTCATTTTAGACGTCTTAATGCGTTTATGCCAATGAGTAAATCTACTAGAGATGATTTTATTAAAATGAAATATAATCCTAAATTTCAATGGGAGCATATTTATTATTCTGCATACGATCCTATTTGTTTATTTCCTATTTTAGAAAAACAAAAACCACTGATTAGTCAGTATAAATTAGAGAGAAGAGTATATGAAATAGGTGATCCTTTAGTTCCAATACTAGGGGAAATGTGCGTTAATGGATTTACTTTAGATAGTAATAAGTGGTTGGAGGTTTTAAATGAAAATAAAAGTAAAAAGTTTCAAATTGAATTAAAATTAGATGAAGAAATTGTAAAATTTTCTAAAGATCATCCTAAATTAAAAGGTGGTTTATGGACTAATAAAAGAAAAAAAGTAGAATTAGAACAGTTATCTTTTTTTGGTCAGTCTGTAAGTATATCTAATGAAAATAAAAGAAATGTTTCTTATTCTTCAACTAAACAATTAGTTAAATTATTTACTATTTTAGGAGAACCAATTCCTCAAAAACAAGATAGAGAAGGTAAAGAAGAAGATTTTAAAGCAAAAAAGAATTCATTTGCAGAAGAAGCACTTGAACAATATAAGATAGAATATCCTAGTTCTAAGGTTTTACCATTTATTAATAAATTATTAGAGTATAGAAAATATGAAAAAGCTATTAATTCTTTTGGAGAAATATTTCTTAAAGAGTTAATACGTAAGCCAGGTTCAAAAAAATCTAAAATTGGTTATTATAATAGTAAAACTGGAAAAGTTCATACTATATATAAACAAGAATTTACTAAAAATGGTCGTTTATCTTCTGGTGATGTTAAAAATGGTTTTTATAATAGCCAACAAATTATAAAAGATAATAAATATAGAAACTGTTTTACTTTAACACAAGAAGAAATAGCTAATGGTTGGTATGTTTCTACTTATGATTTGAGTAGTGCAGAATTAGTTATTCTTGCTAGTAATAGTAGAGATAAAACTTTGATTAAGCTTTTAAAAGAGAAAGCGGATCTTCATTGTTATCTTGCTAGTGCTATCTATACTAAAATTATTTCTTATATTAAAAATACAATGTCTTCTAATAGAGCATATGATGAAATTGCTCAATTATTAGTTGTAAATAGATTACAGCAAGACTATGAGCATGAATATGAGGAAAATGGTGTTAAAAAGAAGAGAAAATTTACTTATTTAGAGTTATCTCAAATTCATAATGAACGTATAGAATTAGCATTAAGTCAAAAGGAGTTTAAAATAGATAAGAAAAAATATCCTGATATTAGAAATCCTGTTAAAAATATCGTATATGGTATTAATTATGGTGCAGGAGAAGAGAAAGTTGCTGAAACACTAAATATTGCACCTTATTATGCCAAGCTTGCTTTAGAAGCTATGAGAGAATCCTTACCTGAAGCTTTTGCGTATCTAGATAGAATATCAAATTTTGGTGTTAAGAATGGTTATTTAATATTTAATGAAAGAACTAATTCTAGACATTGGTTTGAAACTTGGTTAGACGCACAAAGAAAAGGTATTGAGTTATCTCAAAAAGATAAGTCTGCTATTAAGCGTGCTTGTAAAAATTATGGTATTAGTGGCACTCAAGCCGATATGATTAAAGAGTCTATGGTTAATATTCATAGATTTGTGAATAATCAATTTGGATCAAATAGACGGGATAATTTTAGGTGGTTATTACAAGTACATGATGAAATTGTATTTGCACATAAAGCTAATAATTTACAAGAAGCAGAAAAATTTGCAAAACAAATTGGTCAGGTAGTTACTAATACTTGTAACTTATATTTAAATGAAATAGAAATGGAAGTTTCAGGACATACTGGACATTGTTGGCATAAAGATTAATTAATGATTAACGTATATCATAATGGAGAGTTGGTAGCGCAAGCTAAAACTATAACTGTTGTTAATAACTATTTTAGATTTAAACACTCTCATAATTTAAGAAAAGAAAATAAAATTAATCGTAGTTTATTTTCTAAAAAATTTAATATAACCGTTGTACTTATAGAAGAAGATATTATATGGCAAAAAAACCAGAGCATAGTTTTTTTAAAAAAGTTAGAGCCGAAAGAATAGCAAATTGTGGAGATTGTGGTGGTAATCCACCTACTGATAAATTTAATCTACAAGGAATGTTTGGTCTTTATTGTACTAAATGTATGGAAGTTGTTAATTGGCGACCTACACAAGACACTACACCTAAAATTCCTGTCGTAGTCTCTATTGATGAAACAGGTAAAGATCATTATGATCCTATGAACTCTAGAGTAGTAACTCTAGAATTAAGAGAAAATGTTCCTGTAGATAAAAAAATTAAATTTGAAGAATTAAAAATTGAATAATATGGCTGATGTAGTAGCAAATGTATTACCTACTTTATACACATTAGATTCTTTTAATAAAGTTAGAATATTTAAAGCTAGTGTTGTAGCTAGTTCAACAGAAGATGGATATGCTATTAAAACTGAAACAGGTTTAATAGATGGTAAACTTACTCCTAAGATGGAATTAGTTAAAAAAGGTAAACAAAAAAGAAATGTTTATGAGCAGGCTATATTTCAGTTAAACGCTTTGTGGAGACAAAAATTAGATGAAGGATATAAATCTCTAGATGACCTTGTTAAAAGATTATTGGAGTTTAATATAATTCAAGTAAATTACAATATCACAGAACAAGAAATATTAGCAAAAGCTATTAACTATATACCTAATTTTGCTTATACAAATAGTAACTGGGATGAATTACCAATGCTTGCACATAAGATAAAAGATGTAAAGGTATTAAATTTTCCTTACATTATTCAACCTAAGTTAGATGGTGTTAGATGTTTAGTAAAAAAAAAAAACCTAGATGCTGTTTTAATTAGTAGAGGTGGTCAATATTATCAAATACCTCATTTAATAAACGATCTTACTATATTTTTAAAACGTTTAGGAAATGCTGGTTATAGTTCTTTATTATTAGATGGTGAAATTTACAAACATGGGATTCCTCTTCAAGAAATTTCTGGAGCAGCTAGAAAAGAAGAAAATGGAATGTTTGCTTCTAATAGTTGGTTAGAATATCATATTTATGATGTTATTTCATTGATTGATAGTAAAGCATCACAAAGAGAACGTGATTTATTATTAACCATTAATCAAAAATATTCTTTTGATTTACTTTCTATTAAATTTGTAGAAAGTAAAAAAATCTACAGTAAAGAAGAAGCTGAAATGGTGCATAATTATTATGTATCACAAGGATATGAAGGTGCCATTCTAAGAAATCCTATGGGTATTTATGAATTTAATACTAGATCATATTCATTGATTAAAATAAAAGAATATCAAGACGAAGAATTTGAAATTATTGCTTGTGGTAATGATGAAAATAAATCTATTGGTGAGTCTTTTTATTTTGTATTAAAGAACAATATTAATGATTTAATATTTAAATCTAGACCTACTGGAACAGAAAAGCAAAAAGAGTATTGGTTCTATAATATAGATAAGTTTAAAGGTAAGAAAGCTACTGTTAGATTTTTTACAAGAAGTAATGATGGATTGCCTACTCAGGGTGTTGTAAGACATAAAGATACTGAAATATTAGTTAAACATATTAGATCAGATGGAGAATAATGAACAACAAAAAGAACAATTTGAAAAAGAGTATCAGTTAGAACAAGATAGAATTTTAAGGATATATTAAGATAATGATTCTAAATCTCCTGATAATTGGGAAGATACTGATATGTTTCTTGTATATGACCACAGACAATTCACTGTAAAAAGAAAAGGATTTGCACCAGAGGATATTGCTGAATGGTATGGAACTTCTTTTAGAACATTAGATTATGAAGGATATTATGTTTTTCCTGTTGCTGCTTATATTCATAGTGATATTGTATTAAATCTTACTGATTCTTTACAAAGACAAGGTTGGGATACTAGTGTTACTGGTTTTATTTTAGTTCATAAAGACAGCGTATTTATTACAGAAAAGGATAAAAGTAAGACTAAAGAACAAATTGCTAAAGAATATGCAGAAGGTTTAATTGAAACTTGGAATCAGTATTTATCTGGTGATGTTTGGGGTTTTAAAGTATTTAAGAAAGTTAAATATTATAATATTTCAGAGGATAAAGTAAATAAAATAATTGATAATTCTTGTAAGAACCAAGAATGTATATGGTTAGAAGATTTTAGAGAGAAATCCGAAGAAACTGTTAAACTAAAAGAAGAAGATTCTTGTTGGGGATTTTATGGTTCTGATATTAAAACTAATGGAATATTAGATTATATTGGTTATAAATTAGTTGAAAATGAAAAATGAAGGAATTAATATTACTTATGAAGAAGCATTAGATATATTATTACAGATACCAGAAGATAAATTTATAACTGGTGCATATGAGCAAGAAAAAGATAATTGTTGTAGTATAGGTCATTTATCTAAGATACTTTTTAATAATTCTAGTCCTAGAGCTAATATTAGTAACATAAATAATGTATTTTTACATGAACAAGAAATTTATATTAGACAAAGTGCACCTGGTGAATCTTTAATATCTCAAATAAATGATGGGAGAGCAGTGGATTATTTTCATTGGAAATATAATCAAAATACAGCTAAGCAAAGAGTATTAGCTTATTTATTAGATGTTGTAAGAGTTGGTAAAGGAAATGTAATATTATTTACATATGATTAACTACTATAAAAAAGAAGATACTCTAACTAAATATTACGCTAAAGTAGATACAGAAACTAAAAAATCTGTATCTATTTACCGTAATAAAGACGGCTCTCGTTTTGGTATTAATATTTTTAATTGTTATCCATCTATTTATAATGATTGGGTTATGTCTACACCAGAAGAGTTTATTGCTAAATTAGATTTTATTAAAAATGCAATAGTATAGATATGGATCAGTATTTAGAATTAGTTCTTAATTGGTTTAAACAATTAGGTATTATTAAAGTACATGAAGATAAATTAAAACGTCAACTATCTATAATAAGTAATTGGTTTAAGCATAATGGAATAGGAGTTCTAGAAGCTGTAACTGGTTTTGGAAAAACGATGGTTGCAATTATTACAATTTATCGTTTAAATTTAAAATATCCTGATGCTAAAATCAATATTGTTGTTCCATCTATTAAATTATTAAAAGATTGGGAAGATAATGTTGAAACTTTTAAATTAAAAAATGTATCTGTTTATGTTGTAAATACTTATGTATTACAATATCAATCTCGTCAAACAAATTGGGAATGTGATTTATTAGTATGTGATGAAGTTCATAATTATCTTTCTGATGATGCTTTAATGTTTAACCAAACAATTAAGTGTACTAAATTTAAAATGTTTTTAGGTTTATCAGCTACTTTAGATGATAAAGAGAAAAATGTTCTAGAAAGATTACAAATACCAATTATTGATAAAGTAACATTAAGTGAAGCGAAAAGATTTAATTATATTTCTGATTATATTGTATATAATATAGGTATAGAATTAAATCCAGAAGAGTCTGAAAAATATGCTAGGCTTAATGATATTCATAACTCTAATTACTCTAAATTTAATTTTCATAATAACGGAGAACATAATTGGGAATTAGCTCAAGCTTGTTCTGTTGGTGCAAGTAATTATGCAAAAGTTAATGGAGTTTGGAAAACAGGTGCAGAATGGAGAAGCTGGTATGCTCAAGAACAAGGTTGGAATAAAGAAGCAGATCATCCGTGGAGTCCACAAAATATTGCTAAATATGCAAATCAGTGGTCTTGGGCAATGAGAAATAGAAAAGATTTCTTATATAAACATAATAGTAAAATTGATAAAGCTATTGAAATTATTAATTTACTTAATGTATCAACTATTACATTTGCAGAAACAACGGAATTTGCAGATGAATTAGCCACTAGGTTAGGAGATAAGGCCAGAGCATATCATACTAATTTAAAACCAGGATTTGAAAAAGAAGAAGTAATTGTTTATCGTAAACAATTAACAGCAGCTAAAAAACTTGCTCTTCAATATAATGGTAAGATAGGTAATTTTGAAGAAATAAAAGGTTATCCTATTAAATATTATAAAGAAAAGAAGATCAGTGCTATTAAATTACGTAAAATAGCTTTATCTCTTTTTGAGAATAAGGAAATTACTACTTTATGTACCGCAAAAGCTTTAGATGAAGGACTTAATATTGAAGGTATTGAATGTGCGATTATATGCAGCGCTTCTAGCAAAAAGAGACAATATGTTCAACGAATGGGGCGCGGTCTTCGTTTTATAGAAGGTAAAGTTGCTAAAATTGTAAATCTTTATATTAAAAATACTCAAGATGAAGCTTGGTTAAAGAAGCGTCAAAAAGGAGATATTAATGTTCGTTGGATTGAGAATTTAACCGATATATTATGAATATAAATAAAGAATTACTTACTACAAGATTATCTATTTTAATGGGTAGAGAATCTTTAAATTTTCTAACTCCAACTTCTATTTATAAGCAAAAACTTCAAGAATATTTTAATACATCTTATACTAATAAAGATATTATAGATGGATTACATGAAATAGAAGAAGCTTATATTGTAGAAGAGCATAAAAAAGAAATATTTAGTGCAGAAATAGAAGAAGATTTTGTATGATAGCAGACATTAATAAATATGTTAATTTTCTTACAGAAAATCATTTGAGTGAGAATCATTTTCTTATTCTTTGGTTAGTTTATACAAAAGATGTTGAAAATATTAAAAAGTATAAACAAACTTTTGGTGATTTTGACGTTAATGCAATTCAGTATTTAATAGATTATGGATGGCTTGATGATTTTGGGATAGCTTCTCAAAATAGAGATTATATGATAACTGATTTTCTTGTATCAGATAGATTTATTAAGCGAATAGTTATTGATGAAGAAGATAGTTATGAAGAATTGTGTCAAGTCTATCCAAAATGGTTACTTATAAATGGTTCTAAGGTTCCTGCAATAACTGGTGATCCAGTTAAAATAGCTAAAGATTATTTAAAATGTCATAAAAAGAATAGAATTGCCCATGAGAGAGTAATTAATATTACTAAAAATTGGTTTAAGTCTAAGCCTTATGCACAAGAAAAAATAGAGAACTATATTTTAAATAGAAGATGGAATCTTTATGAAGAAGAATTAACTAAAGGTTCTAAAGAAAATATATTCCAAACATTATGAATTATTTCGATGGTTTTCTTCAAGATGTTGAAGATGGTTTAGCTGGTAGAAACTATGGTTTAAGTACAGGTAGTGCTAAATTAGATGGTTTAATAGGAGGTGTTCAAAGAGGTACTTATTATCTTATTGGTGGAAATACTGGAACAGGTAAAACTGCTTTTGCGGATTTTGCTTTCGTTTTATCACCATATAAAAATTATTTACATAATGTAATATCTTCTAATTATAGAGAAGGTCCACTTATTAAATATCGAGTATTTTATTATTCACAAGAAATTGCTGCTAAAAGAAAAATAGCTAAATGGGTATGTTTATTAATGTTTGAGAGACATCAAATAATCATAGATATTAATGAAGTTTATTCTCGTAGAAGTCAATTAAGTGAAGAAAAATACGAGATGATAAAAATGTGTAGAGATTACATAGAAAAAATGATGGACTGGGTTCATATTTTTGATAGACCTATAAATCCTTATGGTATTTATAAAGAAGTATCAGAATATATGGAACGTAATGGTACTACTAAAGAAATCATCAAAAATGTAAGAGGTCAAGATTTAAAATTTAAAACTTATATTCCAAATGATTCTTACGAAATTGTTGTTGTAATAGTAGATCATATTGGCCTATTACGTCCTGAAACTATTAGAAATGATAAAGGTGAAATAACTGCTAGTTATCGAAACAAAAAAGAAATTATAGATCATGATTCAGAAAATGCAATTACACTTCGTAATTTATATGGTGTTAGTCGTGTATCAATATCTCAATTTAATAGAGATTTAGCAGATATGGATAGGCGTAGATTTACAGAACTTACGCCTCAACTTGAAGATTTTAAAAATACAGGTAACGCATCTGAAGACGCAGAAGTTGTAATGACTTTATTTAATCCTTTACGCTATGGTGAAACAACTTATGCAGGATTAAATGTAGTTAGTTTACAAGGAAGATATAGACCTCTTTCTATCTTAAAAAGTCGAGATACTAGTGATATGAAAACACTAAATCTTAATTTTTTAGGTGAATGTGGTCATTTTAGAGATTTTCCTAATACTATGTCAGAACATAATTATAGAGAAGCAAGAGAGTATACTAGATTTACTTAAAATAATACAAATGAGTTATAGTTCAGAACTAATAGCAGTAGTTGGACCGACAGGCGGTGGTAAAAGTACTTCAACAGAAAATTTAAATCCATCTGAGACTTTTTATATTAATTTATCTAATAAACCTTTACCCTTTAGAGGTTGGATGAATAAATATAAACCTTATAGTAGTAAAACAGAAGAAGGAAAGAAAGGTAACTATTATAACAGTAATATATCTGATGTTATAGTAGCTCTTCTTCAAAATATTAGTGATAATATGCCTCATATAAAGTATATTATTATTGATGACTACCAATATCTAATGGCAGATGAATTTATGCGTAGAGCATATGAAAAAGGTTGGGATAAGTATACTGAACTTGCTCGTCATGCTTACGATATATTAGATAAAAGTAGGAATTTAAGAGCAGATATAAAAGTTTTTGTATTAACACATGATGAAGTTGTAAAGGAAGGTGTTAATCAAAGACGTAAAATTAAAACTATTGGTAATCTGCTGGACGATAAAATAAGTCTGGAAGGTATGTTTACTTATGTTTTATTTACACACACAGAGAAAGTAGCGGGTAAAGACGAGCCGGAGTATTATTTTATTACAAATACTGACGGCTATACGACTGCAAAATCTCCCAAAGGTTGCCTTCCTTATAAAATGCCCAACGATTTAGCAAAAGTGGCGAAAGCTATTGATGCCTATAAGGTAGGGTAAAAATAAATTTCATCTTTTACTTGACATAGACAGGTGAAAGAGTGTACCTTTGGTCAATAATTTGGACTAAATAAGTCAAAATAAATTTAAACGTTTAATTACTAAAACAAACACAGTATGATTAAGTTTGGAGATTTAGAAGTAGTAGAAAAAACCTTTACACGTGAAGGTGGTGCAGTAAGAACTCAAGCTTACACAGGTATTAAGTTTCGTAGGTATGAATCAGAGAAAGGTAAGAAAGCAGCCCAAGAAGAAGGAAAAGAGTTTGTTCCTTTTATGGAAGAGCAATTTGTTATTTCTAACAAAGCTTGGGAACAACTTGGTTTAGAAGAAAATGCGCTTTTACAAACTAAAAAAGGTAATCAGGTGATTCTGTTATCATTAGCAGATAGTGATAATGTAAAGCCTGCTCCTAAATTCTTGCGTAGGTCTTTTGCTAAAGTAGATGGCGCTCCTCAAAAGAAAGGTAAAATGTTTTCTAATGAGTTTTTAACTGCTGATTTAGTATCTGCTGGTGTTATTGATGCCACTAAACTTGGTAATCAATACATCGCATTGCAAGACGTAACTTCTCAAGTTGCTGATCTTCCTTCACACGTAAAAGGTGCTTATATGTTAGTAGTAGATGAGTCTATTGACGCTGCTGCTGCTGAAGAAGAAGCATCTGCTGATGCAAACAGCAATGAGTTCTAAGAATTTCTAATTAACCACTAAAACAAAAGGGAGAGAGTGATAAATTTCACTCCTCTCTTTTTTATTCTAATTAATTTAAACATAATAAAATGCCGGTAGGTGGTAATAGTTCCGAAAAACAAGTAGTTGGTGGTGTATATACAGGTGTTACTAGCGTAAAAGTATCTGTAATTAATCCAACTAAAGAGACACTTATTAGTATGGGTATTAATGCTCAAAAAGAGCCACAGTATTTGACAGAAGAAAATGGTATTAAAAAATTGCGATTAGATTTTTATCTATCTCATACAACCACGAATTTAAGTCGAGTTACAAAAGCTTCTTTTTGGTTAGAAAATAAACCTCGTACTAATAAAGATGCAACTAAAGTTCAATGGGTAAACAAATTTGGTACGTTTGCATGGTCTACTAATGAAACAGATGCACCAAATTATGAATGGTTTAGTAAAGAAGGTGCTCGTCCTGCATTTGTAGGTGAAGAAGCATTAGTAGGCTTTATTAAAGCATGGGCTAACGTAGAACAAAGTAGTCAAGCAATTCTTGATAATATGGCTGCGTTATTTGAAGGTAATATTAAAGAATTAACTGATACACATAATGCTCTTAAAAATAATACAGTTCGTGCATTATTAGGAGCACAAGATGGTAAGTATCAAGCTGTTTATACTAAATTCTTTCAACGTTCTTATCAATTAAGCCTTGATCCTTGGAAAAAAGCATTAGAAGCTGATTATGGAGATTTTAAAGCAGATTATCAAAATGATCTCGCATTTAAACCATATGTAGGTTCTACTGCTGTAGCAGGTGATAAACCCGCAGATTTGAGTGTTCCAGCAGGAGCAAATATAGAGTTTTAATTACTTCT